CGCTCGATGAAGAGGGGCTTGTCTGGCGCCTCGACGTGCGCCCGCATGGGGCTGCTTGCTGATGGCCAGTAAGCGCGAGCAGGTGATCGAGGCCGTGGTCGCGCTCCTCGCGGGGCTCGCCGTGACGAACCTCGCCGTGAAGCGGGAAGAGGAGGAGCCGGACGAGCTGCCGCGCGATCCGCTCTTCATCGTCGAAGACGGCTTGCCCGTCGAAGACGACGTCACCCTTGGTCTGCCGCCGGTCTACTTCTGGCGGCACCCGATCCCGGTGACCCTGCTGTTGCAGGCCGCCGATCTGGCCGCCGCGCGGGAGCGCGGCGACGAGATCCTCTTGCTGGTCGAGGCCGCGCTCGAGGTAGACCGCTCGCTCGGTGGGCTCTGTCAGCACATCGAGGGCGCCGATCTCGAGACGGCGCAAGACTACAACGAAGGCGCCGCGCCGCGCCTCCGGATCTCTTTCAATTTGGTGGCCTGGTACGACAGCCAGGGCGCCCTTGTCTAAGAAAGGACCCTTGTAATGCCCGATCGTTCGCTCGGCATTCACACGAATCTGATCGGCGCCTTCGAGGCCGCAGCGTCTTACGGAACCGCACCGGGCTCCGGCTCTTACGTCTCGCTGCCCTACATCTCGAACGGCGGGCTCGCCAAGATGCAGTCGCTCATTGCCGACGACACGGTTGGCAATGGGCGGCACCGCCGCGACCATGTGCTCGACGCCATCGACGTCGCCGGCGACCTCTCCTTGCCGGTCGATGTGGAAAGCGTCGGCTGGTGGCTCTCCCTGCTGCTCGGCCCGCCGACCACGACGGGGCCGAGCGACAACGCCTACTATCAGCACGACTGGGTGTCGGGGGCGCTTGACCTGCCGTCGGCGGCGCTCGAGTTCGCGCACCCGCATGTCGGCGCCGGTCAGTATCAGCGGATCGTTGGCGTCCAGGCGAACACCTTGAGTTTCACGCGGACGCGGTCCGGGCAAGCGACCATGACGGTCGGCTTGATCGGGAAGAACGAGAGCTTCGAGGCAGCCGTCGCCGACGGCAATCCGACGGTCTGGCCGCTTTACGACCGCTTTCACAACTTCAAGGGCGCCCTAAAGGTCGACGGCTCGGCTTACGCTTACGTGACCGAAGTCGCCTTGAACTTCACGAACAACATGACGCCGCTCGACACCCTGACCGACGACGGCACGATTGAGGGGGTCGACGAGGGGCAGGCGGCGGCGAGCGGAACCTTGACCGCGCGCTTCTCCTCGACGGACTTGATCGACCTGGCCGAGGCGGGAACGCCAATCGACCTTGAGTTCGGCTGGGAGTTCAGCGCGACCAAGAAGCTCACTTTCACTATTGGCCGCGCCTTCATCGAGCGGCCGAAGGTCCTGGTTTCCGGGCCGGGCGGCGTCGCGGTCCAGTACAACTGGCAGGCCAGCCTGAACGCCTCCGACGGCGGCGAGATGACGGCGACGCTGTTCAATGCCGTCGCGAGCTACGGCTCCTTTACCTAAGCACTCGATTCCCTTGGCCGCGCTCTGTTTCAAGCGGCCTTTCGACAGACCCGAACCCTAACAGAAGGAAGCGTCTCATGCTGATCCTGGACCTCTCCATGACTCCCTACTGGCTCAAGCTGCCGTGCGGCGTCGAGTTGTTTGTCGAGCCCTTGACATCGGCCCGGAAGGCCGCCGCCGACACTGCGGCCCTGAAGGCTTACCGCGTGGCCGAAGGCGGCGCGGCGGACACGCCGTTCGAGTTCTTGCTGCGCGACGCGCAGGCCGAGGCTTACGCCGATTTCGTGAAGGATTGGCGCGGGATCGTCGGCGTCAACGACGAGCCGATGCCGTTTAGCAAAAAGAGGCTCGGGCAGCTCTTTAGCCGTTACTGGCAGGTGCGCGACGAGTTCTTGTCCCACTACCCGGCCGAGCTGGCGCGCTGGACGGCGGAGGGAAACGGCTCCGCGCCCTCGCCGAATGGGAGTTCGGCGGAGGCCCCGCCTTCTGCCGCGACTGCCACGACCTAGGCGCGCCCTGTGCGCGCGGTGAGCCCGCCGAGAACGGCGAACTTTGCCCGATGATCGCAAACGAACCGCGGACGGCAGGCGGTGCGGCTGCTTGGTCCGCTGCCGCCGGTTCCCTCATGGCCTGGAAGACCGGCGCCGCGGGGGTGGCTGGGCTCGATCCGCAGGCCTTTCTCTCCTTGGCCGTGGCTGAAGGCGGCGCGCCGCGCGAGATGCTCTTTCTCGGCCGCTACATCGAGGCCGGGGCGGTCGATGGCATGGCGAAGAAGCGCGAGCAGGGCGGCGATGGCTAGGCGTTACGACATCGAGGGCGCCTATTTCGGCGATTTCAAGCGCATGACCGAGGACGAGCTGCAGGCCATGTCCCGCGCCGGGCTTTCGACCATGCAGAAGGTCACGGCGACGGCGAAGAATGAGCTGCGGCAGCAGATGCAGGCGGCCGGTCTGGCGAAGATCGCGAAGACCTGGCGGTCGGAGGTCTTCGGCAAGGCCGGAACCCTGCGGCCCGCCGGCTTCGTTTGGTCGAAGGTGCCGCACATTGTGGCGGGCTTCGACAAAGGGGCGGTTATTCGCGCCCGGCGGGGCAAGTACCTGGCGATTCCGACCGAGGCGGCCCCGGCGCGCATCGGGCGGCAGGCGACGACGCCGCAGAACTGGCCGTCCAGCATGGGTAAGCTGCGGCCGGTGGCGGCGAACGGCAAGCTTTTCCTGGTCGCCGAAGAGGTCCGGGTCGGGAAGACCGGCCGCCTGCGCGCGGCCAAGCGGACCAAGCGCGGTCGGATCGGCAAGGGGGCGGTTTCGGTCGTGGTCTTCCACCTGGTCCCATTCGCGAAGCTGAAGAAGCGGCTGAACCCGCAGGCCGTGCTTGACAAGGGGGAGCGGTCCATTCCGGGCATCCTCATTCAAGAGATCGACCGCGAGGCCCGGCGCCTCGAGGCGAGTAAAGCGCGAAGGAAAGCGGCATGACCGAACGGCAAGCTTCCGTCCGCTGGGCGCTGAAGGGCGGCGACGCCTTCAAGCGCGAGCTGAAGGGGCTTGGCGATGCCGGCGAGGCGGCGATGCGCCGCCTGCGCGACGCTGCCAAGGTGCCTACGCCGGCAATTCGCGCAGTCGAGGCGGGCTCGCGCGAGCTTAGCACTCAGGCGACTAACACCACGAAGCGGTTGGGCTTTTTCGGCGCGGCCTTGCGCGAATTGGGGCCGGCCGGCATCGGGGCGGGCATCGGTCTTACGAGTCTGATCGGTATTATGACCTCGGGCCTGCGGCTTTACGCCAAGACCGAGCAGGACTTCATTCGGCTGGAAGCGGTCTTGCGGGCAACGGGCGCGGCCTCCGGCTTTACCGCGCGGGAGCTGAACGACCTCGCTAGCGAGCTGCAGCAGGCGACGCTCTTCGACGCCGATCAGGTGAACGAGGCCTCCGCCGCGCTGCTCACCTTCAAGAACGTCCAAGGTCCGATCTTCACCCGCGCCATCGAGTTGTCGGCCGACCTGGCGGCGACCTTCAACAAGGGCTTGACGCCGTCGGCCATTCAAGTCGGCAAGGCATTGGATGACCCGATCAAGGGCGTCATGGCGCTGCGCGAGGTCGGCGTTTCCTTTACCGTTCAGCAGCAAGGGACGATCCGCTCGCTGGTCGAGACCGGCAAGCTCTACGAGGCGCAAGGCCTGATCCTCGACGTGCTGCGCGGCCAGGTCGGCGGTGTCGCGCGGGAAATGGGCAGCCGCGGTTTGGCGGCGGCCTTCGACGACGTGAACGACGAGGTGCAGGAGTTCTCCAAGCACATTGTCGAGGCGAACGATCTTGTCTGGCTGATCACCACCACCATGCGCGGTTGGGCGATCATCATTCGCGAGGTGCGCTTTCTCTTGGGCGCCTCGACGCCGCAAGAGCAGCTCTTCCGCCTGGTCGACGATCAGAAGGAACTGCTCGCCGAGGCAGGCGAACTCGAGGCCCGCGCCCGCGAGGCGCGCAGGCAGGGGCAGGACACCTATGCCGCGCTGCTCGAGGCCGACCTCGCGCGGGTCCGCGAGGAGCTGGACGCGGTCGAAGGGCGCCAGGCCGAACTTGCCGAGGAGGAGCGCAAGCGCACCGAGAGCTTCGTGCGGGAGCGGCAGGCGGCCGAGCGGGCGCGTCTCGAGGCGGAGAAGGAAAGGCTAAGGCAGCAGGAAGCCGACGCCAAGGCCGAGCTTGAGCGGCTAACCTTGCCGCGCTCCGAGCAGCTGCGGCGCGACCGCGACCGCGAGATCGCCGACCTCCAGTCCCGCCGTAAGTCCGGCAACTCCCGCGAGGTCGACGCGGCGATTGCCGCGGTCACCAAGTCCTACGAGCTGCAGATCGAGAAGGCGCTAGAGCTTGAGCAGCGCACGACCAAGCTGGGGGACGCGCAGGTTCGGGCGGCAAAAGCCGCCGCCGCCGCCGCGCGGCGCGCGGCCGCGCGCGAGGAGGAACTGCGCGCCCGGCAGCGGGAGAATAACGCCGAGGTAATCGCCGATCTCGAGCGCGAGCTTGAGCTGCTGCGGATCAAGGACCGCGAAGCGCGGGCGATTCAACGTCAGATCGACGGATCGACGGGGCGCTTGCAGAACGCCACGCCGGAAGAGGTTGCCCATGTCGAGGGTATGGTGCGGGCCATCGAGGAGCAGAAGCGGGCCGAGGCCGCCTTGCTCGAGATCGAGAGCCGGCGGGCCACGCTGCTCGACTCCCTGCGCAACAGCGAGGAAGAGCGGCAAGAGCGCCTCAAGGATCTGATCGCGCTTTACGAACAAGGGGCGATCTCGGCCGGGAAGCTGGCCGAGGAAGAGGCCAAGATCGGCAAGGAGCGCGAGGCCGAGCGGCTGCAGGAGTACGAGCGGGCGCTCTTCTCGACGAACACGGCCGCCGCCGGGCTCGAGCGCGGGCTCTACACTCTGCAGCGGCGCTACGGCGACATTGGCGGGCAGGTGCAAAGCCTGACGGAGACGACCTTCCGCACCTTCGAGGACTCGCTCGTCTCGATCCTCGACGGCTCGACGACCTCGCTCAAGGGGCTGAAGAACGTCGCGGTCGACGCCTTTCAATCGATCGTCTCGGAAATGGTGCGCTTCGTCGTGCAAGCGATGATCATGAAGCCGATCATGGACAGCCTCGCGGCCTCCATGGGGATGCCTGGCATGGGCGGCATGGGCGGCGGTTTCGGCCCCGTCGGCGGGGTGATCGCGGGCTCGAACGCGGCGGGCGGCGGCGGCGGCGGCTTCTTCGGAAGCGTCGCGCAGACCGGTCTCGGCAGCGGGCTCTTCGCGATTGCCTCGATCTTCCACAAGGGCGGCACGGTCGGCGACGACGCGCCCTTCCGTCTGGTTCCCGCCGCGGCCTTCGCTTCCGCGCCGCGGATGCACCGGGGCGGCCTGTCGGATGGCCTGCCTTCGGCGGGCATGATGGCAAGCCGCCTCGGCCTTCGCCCGGACGAGCGGGCGGCGATCCTGCAGACCGGCGAGCGGGTGCTCGCGCGCGGCGAGTCCATGCCGAAGCAGGTCAGCCAGACCTTTAACTTCAACCTCGGCCGCAACGTCGACCCGGCGAAGGCGCGGCGCGCCGTGGCGGCGGGGCTCAAGACCGCCCGTCAGGAAGAAGACCGCGCCTTGCAGAGGGTCAAGTAAATGACGGCTTTCGCCTGGGACCTCTTCCACGACGTCCCTTTTCCCCTGAACGCGAACCGCCGCTCGCGCCGCGGGCCGCTCTGGTCGACCGCGATCACGCGGCAGACCGGGGGCGCGGAGGTTCGGACGAACCGTTGGGCCGAGCATCAAATGCTCTTCGAGATCCAAGCGGGCACGCGGACCCGTGCGGACACGCGGGCCATGCTCGACTTCTTCATCGCGCGGCAGGGCGGCTTCTACGGCTTCCCCTTGCGCGATTGGGACGACTATTCGACCGCCGGGGATTGGATCGGGGCGCCGGCGAAGGACGACCAGCCGCTCGCGATCCTCTCGCCGGCCACGGGCGCCATCGAGCCCTCCGGTCTCGGCGACGGCTCGACCCGGCAATTCTACGTCGTGAAGCTTTACGGCGGGGCGCCCTACAGCCTGACGCGGCGGCTCACTCTGCCGGACACGGCGAGCCTGCTGGTTGCCATCGACGGGACGCTCGTCGACGCGGCCGACTACACGATCGAGCGCGAGGGCGGGGTGATCACCTTCGACAGCCCGCCGGACGCCGACGCAGCCCTGACCTGCGGCTGTTACTTCGACGTGCCGGTGCGTCTCGACGAGCCGGATGGGCTGATGACCGAACTCTTCGACACTTTCTCCGGCCCGCGCGAGTGGCCGGCGATCCCCCTGCGCGGGCTCACCATGCCATGAGCAGGCTGCGCCTGCGGGCTTTAGTGCAAGGAGGCGGCCATGCGTGAACGCGCCCTCATGCCCCGCGCCGACCGGACGGGGTCTATCAAGCGCTTCACCCCGCGCTTCTGGGACACCAACATGGATCTTTCTACCTCCCGCCCGGCTTCCGCGAGCCGGCGGGCAAACGGGCGGCCTCTTCTGACCGCAACCTTCTACGATCCGGCGCGCGGCACCTCTTGGCCGGTGGTCTTCGGCGACGCGCCGGTGACGCTCGAGGGCGTCACCTACCGCCCGATCGCGGAGGTCGCGCCGGCCGGCTTCACCTACAGCTGGAACGATGCCGATGCGTGAACGCGCCCTCATGCCCCGCGCCGACCGGACGGGAACGATCAAGCGCTTCACGCCGCGCTTCTGGGATACCAACATGGACCTTTACACCTCTGGCGCGATCATCACGATCCCGCCGGGGAGTGACGACATCGGCGGCCTGAGGGTGGAGGGAATCACCCGGCGGCTCGGGTCCTTCGTGGGGATCTACTGGCGAAGCGTGCCGCGCTTCTGTCACCCGCTGCACCGCTACGAACACCGCTACTCCTACCGCGGCGTGACGTGGTCCTTCACCTACCATGTCGTGTCCGGCGGCTGCCCGCTCGATTACTTCTACCCGCCGATCCTGACGATCGGCCATGTCGACGGAACCTTCTCCTACATCTCCTTGCTGGCGAACGCGCCGGACGGGGCCGATCCGCTCGACGCGCGGGTGACCATCGACTTCGACAATCTGACGATCGCCGACGGCAGCCCCGTCGACGTGACGGCCATCGACTTCCTGCAGATCGGCGCCTTCGGCACGCTCTACGCTTTCGGCAACACGACCTTGTCGTCGAACATCACGGCGGGCGCCTCCTCGATCCCGCTCTCGGTCCCGTCGAACCTGGCCATCGAGGCCGGCGACGAGCTGGCCATCGGCGGCACGCTCTACCCGGTCACCTCGAACACGAGCGGCACGAGCCAAACGGTGACCATCGACGGCAGCGTGTCGAGCGATGCCTCGGCCGGTTCCTTGATCGGCGTCGCCTCGACGCGGACGGATGCCTACGGGACGAACGTCAACGACGCTTTTATCGTCGAGCTGCGCGACTTCGTGGTCGAGGGGGACAATGTCGACCTGCGCTTCGACGAGCGCCTCGAGCCGGCGCACGACCTGCGGATGACCGACGGTTACGACAATGCCTACAACCTGACGCCTGAGCATTTGATCGAGCAGTGTTACCAGCTGGGCTTTCGCGAGGATTACGTTCTTTACCTCGGGATCAGCCACGCGCCGCGCTACTCCTGGAACGGTACCCGCTGGCTGGTCGACGCCTCCACGTCGCCGACGCCCTCGACTGTCTTGAACGGACCGACGGAAGCCTGGCTCGCCGACTTCTACGCGCGGGCCGAGGCCAAGGGCTTCAAGGTCTGGCTCTCGACCTCCTTCGAGCTGTTCGGCGAGTTCGCGCCCGATCCTTGGGTTCAGCGGAACTACGCGGGCGTGATCGCAAACACCGGTTGGACACCGCCAAGCGCCTTCATTTCGCCGGGTTCGGAGACCGGCTTCGACTTCATCGCGGCGATCTTGAAGCGCAACATGGAGCTGCAGGCGGCGGCGGGGCTGAGCCCGCGCGGGCAGCTCGGCGAGCCGACCTATTGGTTGGGCGGTTTCGGGCAAGAGTTGAGCCCCTTCATCTACGACCTGCCGATTCTGACCGCTTACAACGACGACACCGGCCTCTTCGCGCCGGAGCCGCACCTCGAGTCCATTTTCGATGCGCCGGGCATTCACCGGCCTTACCTCGAGTGGCTCGGGTCGCGGCTGGGTTATGCCACCGACTACGTCGTGCAGTCGGTCAAGACGGCGCACCCGACGACCGAGATGGCCATGCTGATCTTCCCGCCGCAGATCCTCTCTGTCGGCAGCGAGATTTCTCAGATCATCAACTTCCCGACCGACGGCTCTTGGTCCTACTCGAGCGAGCAGGCCCTCGATATCCTTATGATCGAGGATTACGACTGGCTGGTGCTCGGCGAGCTGGAAAAGCTGCCGCTCACCTGGCTCCTCGCCGAGAAGCTGCTGAACTGGCCGGTGGAAAAGCTCTTCTACTTCACCGGCTTCGTTTTGCGCACCGATCAGGCTTATCAATGGCGCTGGGTGATCGAGGGCGCCAAGCTTGCCTTCCCGCGCCAGCCTTACGCGGTCGGCGTCTGGTCGCGCGAGCAGTGGGTGCGCGAGGGGCTCGTTTGGGAGCCGGAGGCGCCTTCGACCCTCTCCTACGGCGAGACCATGGCGCTTTGCTGGAAGCTCACCCGGCGCGACGGCGAGGTCATGGCCTTTACCTCGCACGACCGGCCGCTTCTGATCGACGGTCTCACCTACACGCCGACCGGTGCCTTCGACGCCAGCCGCACCGACAGCGAGAGCCGCTTGCAAGGCGGCATCACCGAGGCGGGCGGATCGCCCTCGCTCGGCGACATCGCCCTGCCGGGGCTGGTCGCCGGCCTCTACGACGGCGCCGAGATCGAACTCTTCGAGGTCGATTGGCGCAAGCCGGCGGCCTGGCGCCGCGCCCTCTCCAAGGGCTCGGTCGGTACGGTGAAGGCCAATGACGTCGACTTCTCGCTCGAGCTGCGCGGCGTCGGTCACAAGCTGACGCAGCCCAAGGGGCGGGTCTACCAGCCGCTCTGCGACGCGGTCTTCGGGGATGCACGCTGCACGGTCGACAAGGCGGCCCTGAAGAAGACCGCGCAGATCACGGCGCTCGGGCTGCCGGGGCTTGCCATTGGCAACGACCGGCAAGTCGCGCTCGGCCCCGGCGGCGGCCTGGCGGCGGAGGCCTCTTCGCAATCCTTCCAGACGAACCTTGGCATTCAGGACGGCGAGATGAACAACGGGACGATCAAGTTCCTGACCGGCAATGCCAAGGACCTGCCGCCCGCCGACGTCAAGCTCTCCTACATCACCGGCCTGATCGTCCTGAAGTCGCCGCTGCCGGTGAGCCTCGCGGTCGGCGATTCCTTCGACATCTTCCCCGGTTGCGACAAGACGCTCGCGACCTGCGCGGGCTACGACAATGCCGCGAACTATCGCGGTTTTCCCTACGTCCCCGGCAGCGGGCAGATCGTGGGGGATCAGGTCTCCAAATGATCGACATGAGCTTGCCGGCGGGTCCCGTCCCGCCGTCCCGCGTGATCGCGGTCGCGCGGGACTGGCTCGGCGTGCGCTTCCACCATCAAGGCCGAAGCCGCGACGGCGGTGTCGATTGCTCCGGTCTGGTGACCGTGGTGGCGCGCGACCTCGGCGCCACGGTGCCGGATCAGCCGCCTTACCCGAAATGGCCGTCCGACGCGCTGATGCACGCGACCCTGCTGACCTTCTTCCTGCCCGTCGATCCGAACGCCGTTCGGGTCTCCGACATCGTGCGGATGACCCTGCCGCACCGCCCGCCCTGTCACATTGGGATCGTGAGCGAGATGAAGGGCCGCCGCTCCCTCATTCACGCGCACCATGCGCGCGGCGTCGTCGAGACCTGGCACAAGGGCGGCGACGTGGTGGCGGCTTACCGTTGGCCGGCCTCGGTGGTGACGCCATGAGCGCCGCGCTCTTGCCGTCTGGCGCGGTTCCCGCCGCGCGGGTCGTCGCCGAGGCGCGGACCTGGATCGGCACACCCTACCACCACCAAGGCCGCGAGAAGCTGGTCGCTTGCGACTGCGTCGGCCTCTTGATCGGCGTCGGCGAGGCGCTCGGTCAGCGGATCGTGCCGCCGGCGCCCTACGGTCGCTGGCCGCCGGTGGAGGTGATGGCCGAGCTGATGATGCGCTACCTGACCGAGGTCCCGCTCGCCGCCCTCGGCCCCGGCGACGTGGTGCGCATCAATGTGCGCCGGCGCGGGCCGACGCATGCCGCGATCTTGGCGCAAGACCGCAATGGGCGGCTGACGCAAATCCACGCTTGGGCACCGCGCCGGGAGGTGATCGAGGACTACCCGCAGAAGGCGGCTTGGGTGGCGGGCTACCGCTGGACCTGGGACAAGATCGAGAAGGCGCCTTTCTAAATGGCCGATCCCTTTACCTGGACCGCAATCGGCATCACGCTCTTTAACCTGGCCTTGCAGGTCACCCTCTCGGCGCTGAACAAGCAGACCGTGCAGGGCGCGCAGGTGCAGCCTTTGCGCATTTCCAATGGCGATTACGGCCAGCCGATCCCGAGGATCTACGGCAAGAAGATCGTCGCCGGTCAGTACATTTGGCGCTCGCCGACCCGCATTGTCGTGAAGGAGGAGAAGGTCGGCGGCAAGGGCGGCGGTGCCACGGTGCGCAGCGAGATCGCCTTTCTGGACTTCGCGATTGCCTTCTGCGAGGGGCCGATCGTCGACGTGACGCGCATTTGGGCGAATGAGAACTTGATCTTCGAGGGCTCGCTCGCGACCGGCTCGGCCGACGGCTACGACCTAACGCTCTACTACGGCGACGAGACGCAGGACGCCGACCCGACAATCGCTTCCTTCGAGGGCGCCGACACGCCGGCCTTTCGCGGGCTGGCTTACCTGCTTTTCGAGAACCTGAGCCTCGAGGCGTACAGCAACCAGGTCCCCAACTGGACCTTCGAGGTCGTGCAGGCTGAGGATTTGCGCGTCTCCGACATCGTCGAGGCGGAGTGCGCCCGCGCCGGGGTGGTCGGCAACGGCGGGCTCTTGGAGACGCTGTCGGTACCGGGTTACATGATCGATCAGCCTGGCGGGGTGCGCGAGACGCTTGAGCCGTTGATGCAGATCTTTACCTTCGACATGCGCGAGATCGGCGACGGCTCGGTCGAGTTCATTCCGCACGGGCTCGACCCGGTCTTCGAGATCCTCTTCGACGAGCTGGGCTCGGCGGCCGACAGCGAGGCCGGGCCGGAGGTGCCGCGCATTAGCTGGGAGCGCGACCCGCAGGACATGCTGCCGCGCGCCGTCAAGGTCCGCTACTACGGCGAGGAGCGGGCCGACGAGGTCTCGGTGCAAGAGGCCCGCCGCGAGGGGCCGGACGGCTCCGCCGACGTCTCGATCGATGCGCCCGTTGTGCTCGACGCCGACGCGGCGCGGCAGGCGGCGGAGCGCTTGCTTGGCCTGGCCTGGCAACACCGCAGCCGCGCGACCGTCACCTTGCCGCCTTGGGGGGCCGCGCTCGAGGTCGGCGACACGGTGCGTCTGCGTAGCGCCGCGGGGCCTTGGTACGGCCGCGTCTTCCGCCGTTCCGTCGCCAGCGGCGCGCCCGT